CTGCTGTCTCAGGTTGCTGCACGGGATCAAATGAATGCTATGGCACAAAGAGGAACTGCTAAGGTTACTCCAAATGCTAATGAGCAAATTAACAATCAATTACAGAATCAAGTAGGGTTACCTACAACGTAAAGGATATTATGACTGGCGAAATTACAACTACAGAAGAAACTAAAGTAGAAGAAATTATTGTTGAAGAACCTAAGGTTGAAGAAGAACCTAAGGAAGAACTTAAGGTCACTACAGATCCCGATCAAGAAGCAGCTCGCGGACTTTATGCAGCACTTAAAGATCCACAACGTGCTGGTTCAACCCTACGTCAACTTGCCGATCTTGCTGGTTTGGATCTCGTTAAGAAAGCGGATCAAAAAGAGATTAAGAAGGACATTAAAGATCTTGTTAAAGAACGACTTGGAGAAGATAACTCAATTCTTGCAGAGAGTCTTGGACCTTTGCTTGATGATGTTATTAAACAAGTCGTTGAAGAACGTATCAAGCCCTTACAAGATGGAATCACTGAGCGACAGCAACGTGAATTTGCTAATCAGATTGAAGGGACCTTTAAGGCTTTAGATACGGAGACAAAAGGACTTGCTTCTAAATTAGAGAAGCAGATGATAGAGTTGATGGATCAAGTAAATCCTGGTCCTAATACTCCACCAGATGTTTATCTACGCCATATTTATAAACTAGCTAAGTCGCAGTACGATGAAGCTGAAACGATTAAAGCACAGAACAGTAAACGGGAGCAGAATAAGAAGACCGTTTCTGTTCAGAGCGGAGTAAATTCTGAACGAATTAAATCAGGATCAAGACTCCCAACAATTAGGGAAGCTGTAGAAGCTGCGGTTCGCGGCGAAACTTTGGAGTAAATTAACATGGGTTTAACGCTTGGTGCAGCAAGTCAACCTAGCCAGCTTACTATGAATTTTGATAGTATAATGGCTACTAGTCTTGCGAACGCGCGTAAGACCATTTCGGACAACATTAGTAATTCAAATGCTTTCTTCTACGAAGCTAAGAAGAGAGGTCTATTTGAGTCAGCAGATGGTGGTGCATACATTCAAGAAGATTTGATGTATCAACTAGCTGCAACTGATTCTTATGACTCCTACGATCCATTGGGTGTAGTTGGACCGGAAGGTATTACGGCCGCGTTTTATGAATGGAGGCAAACGGCGACTCCTATTGCATATTCTGAGAAGGAACGTAAACAGAATAAACATAGGGTTGCGGAATTTGTGGCAGCCCGTATCAAACAGGGCGAACTTGGAGCAATAGACTTCTTCTGTAAAGCTTTGCTCCAAGGAAATGGTGCTGGTGATTTAACCACGGCCAGAATTAGTGTGGCAAATGGATCTTATGCATGTGATCCTTTGTTCCGCATGATTCAAACAGATCCCTCATCTTCAACGGCAACACTGAAGATGGTTGGAAATATCGATCAATCGTCTTATTCTTGGTGGAGGAATCAGACTGCTGACTTCTCTTCCGTAACTACTTCTAAGGGTTTCTTGGATCTGGCAGACCATCTTTTCAACGATTGTTCGAAAGGTCCCGGAGGCAAACCAAATCTGATCCTCTGTGATCAGACCACGGCTGAATTGTGGCGGTCTGCTTATTATTCTGTTTATCGGCGAACAGTGGATACGGATAATGACTATCCTTTTCCCAATTTCAAATTCAACGGTGCAGTAGTGGTTTGGGATGAAAATTTCCCGAATCTTTATGCAAGTACTCTTGATACAACCACGACAACTGGTGGTGGTATGGTCATGTTGAACTTTGAATTCTTGAAGGTTCGGTATGAATCTGAAACCGACTTCGTGAAGACTGAGTTTGTACGGCCGGCCAATCAAGATGCAAAGGTTGCTCATATTCTTTGGATGGGCAACATCACTTGCAACAATCGGCGCAAGCAAGGTTTGGGATGGAAGATTCCCCGGACATTAACGTAAGGAGAACTTAAATGAACGAAAGTTTACTTAACCAATCTCGACCTTCAGCGCAGGCTTCGATCAATGTCAAGAATGTTGACACTGTTTCAATCGCTAAACTGACCCCAGTTGTTTTTGCAATGGATGGAACAGATGATGGTTTTACTGTTATCCGTCCATCTGCTGGAACTGCGTTACAAGCACAAGGTTGTATTGCAGGTGTACTTCTGCAAGACCTTCCACTTGGCGGTGTGGCAGCGTGTTTAGTTAGGGGCATTATTGATAATGTTCCCTATCTTGTTCACACGCGCGCAGGAACCTCGGGGACTTCTTCATGGGTAACGGAATCTGCTATTGCTATAGGACAACCGTTTGGTATTGACACGGTGAATAATGTCCTTGTTACAATGGCAGGATCTACGAACCATGTGGCTCACCTACCGTACATTGTTGCTGCAGAAGTTATCGCTTCTAATGCAGGTTCGGCAACGTCTACGGCTAACTCGTTAACCTATTCAACCGCGGGAATGAAGTTCTTCCTGCGTCTCATGTAAAAATGCGCAGGAAAGGGGGAGTAGATCATACAAGGATCATATACTCCCCCAGATTTATTAAAGATTTCTTATGAGGACATTGGTCGGAGTTAACACACTAACATCAGTAGACCAAGTGGTCTATCTCTCTCATTGTAATTTCTGGACTAAGACTGTTAAACAGTATCCAGATGACGAGTTTGTATTCTATGCACCATATCGAATGTCTGTGGATAACATGCGGAATGCTGCTGTAGATGCAGCATTGGAATATAAATGTGATTATCTACTTTTCATCGATGACGATGTGGTGATTGAGCCCCATACATTTAAGTCACTTTTTGAATGTAACCTCGATGTTGTAATGGCTCTCACATATATTCGGGGATATCCTTTTGAACCAATGTTCTTCGCGTTCAAGGATGGGGCAAAACAGCAATTAGCTCTTTATGGTGACTTTAAAAATGACATTAAGGAAAATGGAATAGTCTATTGTGATGCGGTTGGAAACTCCTGTACACTCTATAAAACATGGATGTTTAAAGAGATTCCAAAACCATGGTTTGTGACTATTCCAAATCGTTGTACAGAAGATGTTTACTTTCATCTTCTAATGCTGGAACATCTTAAAACGCCGGTAAAAGTTGGCGTGGATACGAAGGTACCAACAGCACATAAGATTGCACCTGAATATATTAGTATGGGTAATCGTGATGCTCTCATGGCATTCACAGAAGCTGTATATCCAGTGGTAAAACATGACAAGGGATCAAATAACAAATCGAGTTCAGAAAAATCTGAATGATGAAGGTGTATTTTACTCTTCAGATGATCTGAATGATTCGATACAAGATGGATATGCTGAGGTTGCCGCGGTAACGGGTTGTATCTTTAAAGGTACAACAGTTAATCTTACGGCGAATCTCTCATACTATGACTTTGGTTCTTTGATCCCAGACTATCTTGGTGTAACTGCGATATTTAATCCTACAACTAAACGGTGGCTGTCACCCACTAATCTCCGACTTTTAGAAGACTTACGTGACGATTGGGAACTTGCAACTGGCAATCCTTTTCTCTTTTGGCCTGTTAACTTCAGATTTGTTGCAATATATCCTAGAGTAACAATATCTTCTGGTACATTGTATGTCTTCTACCGTGCAACTGCCGATGTTTTGGCAGGAATTACAATACCACAAATCCCAGAAGAACATCAATCTATTTTAGAGAATTATGTGACATGTGACCTACAAGAACAAGCTGAAGAATTTTCTAAAGCATCTCTAGAATTTAATAGTTATGTTGCCGGATTGAAGGATTTAAAGCAAGCTATCCGATCTTATAATCATCCTGATCTAGTTCACAGACTTGCTTAAATGCCAATTTGGGACACGACTTATCTAAATAGACTCTTAGATGATGCTGAAGATTATATCACTGCATCTATTAACTGCATCTTTGACCGTATCTCCATAGATATAACTGCAGGTCGTTCTGTTTACACTCTTCCAGCTTATGTGAAGAATCTTGTACGCATAACCTGGAAAGGTAAGAAACTTAATCCTTTAACTTTCCCCGAATTTTGTGCGGCCAATCCTGCGAGTGCGGTGGTAAGTGAAACGACAAAAGTAGAATCTCCTTCTTCAATTCCTCATTATTACGTTCTTCATCCGACAAACATTCATGATATTCGTTTCTGGCCTACACCAAGTGAGAATATCTCAGTAGGTACAACAGATTTATTTGGTTCTGCAATTTCTTCATATGTAATCATATCTTGTTATCGTACACAATCTACAGATCAACCTTATCTCTATATTCCGTTGTATTTGAAGCGAAGAATTAAGAAAGCTTATCTGCTCTCAAAGGCATTTGCTAAAGAAGGTAAGGGGCAAGATTTGCAAGCTGCAATGTACTACATTAAAAAGTTAGAATATCTTATCACGGCTTTAAAAGATATAAATTCTAATGTGTTCTTAGGCCAACTTAGTACACTTAACGACACATTAAACATGAGTCGATTTGGAACACCTGCCCGACCTGTTCTACCGTCGGAGTATGGTGTAGTGGTTGAATAGGAGACTAAAAATGGAAGTCCAAGATGTAATCAAGATGAGAGGTTGTCTTGAAATTGTTTTGCAGGATTTGCAAGGAAAGATTCTTGATAAACGTAAAGTAGATAACACAATTGTTACTACAGGACGAAAGTGGGTTTTACGCCAACTTTCAAGTGCTGATATCGTGACTTCTGAGGCCATTTCGCACATGGCTATTGGAACTACGACAACGGCCCCTTCAACGGGTGATTCGGCGCTTGGAGGTGAGACGACGCGTAATGCTATCGTTTCATTCACAACTACGAATCTTTCATCCAATCCACCTTCATGGAGAGCAGAATGTTCTTTCGCTTCTAATGAAGGAAATACAACTCTTGCTGAAGTTGGTCTTTTCAACGCGGCTGCCGTTGGCACAATGCTTGGTCGTGCAACATTTGCTACGCTGAATAAGACAACGAGTAATACATTAAGTATTAGCTATACGGTTTCTAACTAGGAGTATAATATGTCAGTAAACTCTTTTGGCATAATGTCTTCTGCAAGTGGATTTTCTATAACTCCTTCAGATACAGTGGATCTTCCATATCCAATAAGAGGACTCTTTATTGGGACGGGAGGAGATATTCAAATACTGCTTCAAGATGACACAGATCCAATCACACTTGTAAATGTTCAAAGTGGAAGTTTGTACCCACTACAAGTGAAACGCGTATATGCTGATGGGCTAACCGCAGATGATATTGTGGGGTTGCGATGATTTATGCTCCCATATATGTACGCCGTGAGATGGCTGGGAAGCGTGGGAAGAGTCTTAAAGATTCACTTGGGATGCAGGACTCTGTGAATCTATTTACACCTGGAATTCTCTTTAATGAAGGATTCTCTTTACAGGATGAAATTTCCAGTGAATTGTCTATTCAGCATTTTAATAATAGTTATTCAGATTCTATACAGTTAACTGATGCACTTACTATGGAGTTAGTATGATTGGAATAGCACTTGGAAGTACACCGCAAACACGTGGTTTAGCTATAAATGCTAGAGGTAAATCTGTTGGGGATTCTCTTTTAATGGATGATTCTATAAGTTTAGAAGATCATCTAACTTGGGGAGATATTCTTACAACTTGGGCAGATGAATTGCAGCCTTGGGGAGATGTTTAGATATGCCACTAACAACGATTTTAGCAACAGATTTAATCACAAACAGTCGTACTACTTTAAATAGTAATTTTACTTATCTAGAAGATTTAATTATTGGTGGAAAAGCAACATTAACTTCTGTTGGTGCAATACCTTATGTTAGCGCGAGTGGAATTTTAGGAGAGAGCAAGCTTTCGTGTGTGGCGGGAGTTTGCACGCTGTACGATGCGACCGGGCCACAGACGTTAGTTGTCCAGGCTGGTAGTGCACAAAGCACGGCCAACTTACAAGAGTGGAAGAATGCGGCAGGAACCAGCATGTCGTCCGTAGGATATACGGGAGCATTTTATATCCAAGCCGCGATAGTTGGCACGGGAGGAGTAGCAGTTGGCGTAGCTAAACGTTTTGCGTTTTCTTCTGAGATCAACTCAGCGGGAGTTGCAGATACTGCTATAACGCGAACCGCAGCAGGGCGTTTGCAGGTAAATAATGGGACAACGGGTAAGTGGGGAAGTGCTGATGTTGGCTCCATCGCCATGCAATCGCTGGCGACGCCTGCAACTCCAGTTATAACAAATGGAGGGACACCAGGAGTTGTTACATATGGGTATAAAGTAACAGCTCTGCTTGCTGATGGTACAACTTCAACAGCAGCATCCGTTGAAGGTACAACTACCACAGGAAATGCTACACTTAGCGCTACAAACTATAATATCATTACAATAACCGCTGTTGCAGGCGCGACATCTTATAATATCTATAGGACTACTGGTGGAGCAACACAAGGTTTAATTGGAAACTCAACTGGTGTAGTTTTCAATGATACTGGTCTCACTGCTTCCGGTGCGGCTCCTACGGTAAATGGGACGGGGAGCTTGCTGTGGGCGACGGATGGGGGAGGGAGCATTGGGGAGTCTGTGACCCGCAGGCCATATACAATAAATGCCTCAAATTATGTAGTAGCACCTTATTTGTATGCTTCTACGTCTGCTGCTGTGGCTTCAGTTGTTTTATCTGCTAGTGGTATTGGAACGCACATAATATCCCCGGCGGATGGAATAGTCAGATTATATAATAATGCTGGTACAGGTTTTACCAGATTACAGTTCGGACTCACAACAAACTCTGCCCCCGGCATCGCCAACGGCACCATCAACGGTTTCGCCATCCAGAGCGCAGCAGGGACAAGCACATTTAATGACGCGGTTACGGCGGCGAGTGGTACTGTAGCTGAGAGAAAGATATTCACCATTGAATCGCCTGTACTCACTTCTACAAACGCATCTGTTACTTACACAAAAGCCGTTACATTGCATTTAGGTCTTCCATCTGCAAGTACGAATGTAACGATAGGACTAGCATTGTCTTTATTAACAGAAGGTCCGATTGACGCTCAGAAATACTACTGTGGAGGTGTGATTGGGCATAACGGAGTTGTAACTGTTAGAAATAGTGCAGGAGATGGTACTACTGCTCTAACCTTTGCCTATGGGATCTTAACTGGAGTTGCATAGGAGGTAACATGGCCATAAAACATGAGTTAATTTATCGTAAGACAGATTTAGAAACTCTCATAGAAACTGAACGAAAAATTACAATCTCTATAGCGCTTAGACAGGCTTTGACCGCTTGGAATAACTCCCTCGCTAGACAGGTACAAATAGGTGTAGAGAATGGTACTCCAATTTATGAGATACAGAAACCGTACGGAGGTTTATCTAATTTAATATTTAAGTATCTACAGGAGCACCTATTTTCTCCCGTCTTAGATCTACAACCTACTCCAGCAATGTTAAATCTAAAATTAACTGCAGATTTAGCATTAAGTAATATATTAACTGAGAAACTTACAAATCTTCCAGTTATCCCAGAAAGTGAACCTTAAATGGAACTTACTATTGAACAAAAATTAGAAATTCGGAGCATGCAGCTACAAATTTCACAATTATCTAATGCAAAGTTTCAATTAGAGCTTCAATTTCGTAATGTTGATGGTGAATTGAAATTAAATGAAACTAAACTTAAAAATCGTATAGATGAGTTAAAACCGGAAGGTAACTTTGTATTATCCAATGATTTAACGTGGGAAGAAAATAAATGAATCGTATACCTTCAAATCTTGGGCTGCTTATTGGCATTCCAACTTTAGGACGACTTCAACCTTTACAATGGGGACTTGCATTTAAGTCTCTTAATTGTCCCATTAACTACAATGCAAATACGATGGTAATTTACGGGCATCCCGTTGACGAAGCTCGTAATGTTATCGCAAAAGAAGCTTTGCGGCAGAATGCTAAGTTCCTCTTCTTTCTTGGCGATGATGTTGTTGTACCTGCACATGCGTTAAAGTCTCTGATTTACCATATGGAGCAACATCCCGAAATAGGGGTAGTCGGTGGAGTGTACTGTAGTAAGTGTATACCTTCTGCCCCTTTGGTTTTTCGTGAACTTGGTACAGGTTCATATTGGGATTGGAAAGTCGGAGAGTTTTTTGAAGTGGCAGGTTTAGGTATGGATTGTACATTAATCCGTACTGAACTATTCACAAAAGTCTCAGAACCGTGGTTTAAGACAATAGATAGTGATAAGTTCCTTGATGCCATTAATCACGCGGACACGTGGACTGAGGACTTGTATTTCTTGAAGAAGGTTGCGGAAGAGACAAATTACAAAATCTACTGTGACGGATCTGTAATCTGTGACCATTATGATGGAAATACTCCGTACAAACTTCCTATAGATTCTATTCCTATGGGGCGTATGCCTGTTGCGAAAACTAAACGTGCTTTGGATATTGGCTGTGGCGAAATAAATCGAGAGGAACAATTCCCAGAACACACTTTAGTCCGCGTAGATGCCCGCGAAGAATGTAAGCCGGATTACCGTTGTGATATTCGATCTTTACCCTTTGGTAACGAAGAGTTTGATCTAGTATTTGCTTCTCATGTTCTTGAACACATACGACGAGATGAGTGGACGGATGTTCTTAAGGAATGGATAAGAGTTCTTAAGAAAGATGGTGAATTTGTTATTATCGTTCCCAATCTTAAATGGGCAGCAGAACGATTGGTTGAAAATCCTAGGCTTGAAGGGCAAGAACTTGTAGATGTTCTTAATGTGATCTATGGGGCACAAGGAAATCTATTTGACAATCATTATAATGGTTTCTGGCCTTCGAATCTTACAGATGAACTTATTTGTGATGGACTTGAAGTGAAGGAACCTGAGTTTAAGGGTTACAATTTAATTCTTAAATCAAGGAAAATCTGATGTCATTACAATATATTGCAGGATTAGATTTGATGACAGTTACGTTAGATTCTGCATATACTGCGGCTGATGGGCATATGCACTTAACTGCGGGGCACGGTGCAAGATTGCCAGCAAGTGGTGACTTTTGGATTAGAACAACAAGTGGAACGTATCGTTGTTTCAAGGTTACTGCACGTTCTACAGATGACTTGACTGTTACTTCTGCACAAGATGGAACAAGTGATGGAAATCTTAGTGCAGGTGCAGAACTTAAATGGGTTTTAGGTGTAACTGCATTTGACCAATTTAGATCGGATTTAGTGCAGACAGGGACTGATGCAAGTAAGAGTGCTGAGAAGGCAGGGAAGTTATATTTACCTACAGATGGATTTGCTCTTTATCGTGATTCAGGCAGTATAATGGCTCCCTGGGGACCGATATTTCCACTTACTCCGCATGATGATTCAGGATTTGCGTGGGATAATCAAGGAAGTGCTAGTGTTACGACACTTAAAGGAGCTACTTATATTTCAACTCCGGCTGCGGCTGGAGATTCACATGCATGTAGGGTAAAAGGTAAGACAGGGACATACACAATTACTGTTCTAATAAAACCCAGTGATATCCGACCTACATCTTTTGCCTCCTTTAGTATTGGCTGGAGGGAATCTTCTAGTGGTAAACTTATCTTAAATCGTCTAGGATATAATGGAGGTTGGTACTGGACGGTAAGTAAATATAATAGTCCAACAAGTTTAAATTCCACTTATTTTGTTACTAATCCAGGAGTGCCGTCGATTTACCCCCAAATTTGGTTACGAATACAAGATGAAGGAACTAATAGAATTAGTTCTTGGAGTTATGATGGAATATATTATCCAGCATCACATACCATTGGGCGAACTGATTTTATTACGGCAGACCAAGTGCTCTATGCGATATGTCCAAATAGTTCTGACTATGGTGTAAGTATGTCTATCCTTTCCTGGAAAGAAGAATGAGTTTCTACTCCAATCTCGGAGAAATCAACTTAGGTGAATTCAATCTAGGAGATTTAGGAATAGTATCACTTGTTGAACTAACTTCAGATGTATCCGATGATTCCAATAATTTAAATGATGATATAGACGTTGATCTCTTAGGATCTTTAAGTGTTGACTCTTCAGATGATTTAAATAATTGGTCAGATACAGTAAATGTAGAATATGCGATCCAGTATGTTTTTGCTGACACACTTACTTTCTCCGATGAAGTCATTGCAGATATCCCAGAGAAATACATAGATGTTAGTGATTCCTTCACACTCTCCGATGCAGCACTTGCTGAATTCTTTGAGAAGTATCTTACAACAGACGATACTCTTGTATTCTCGGATGAAATTAGAGTTGACTTTCCAGAGAAGTATTTCTCGTACTCAGATACACTAAGTCTTACAGATTCTGTTTATGTTCATTTACTTATCTATCTTCACCCTTTAAATATAACTGTTTCCGACACAATGATTTATCCCTTGAATGAAGCAGTAGAAGTCTTAAATGGTCCTTTAGTTAATCTTACTGTTACATCATCTGATGACTTATCTTCATGGAATGATGAGGTAATCCGTATGCCCGGTGCAGAAGTGGCAGTTGCTTACGATGCGATGACATCATATTGGAGTGATGCTGTTAGTAATCGACTCTACAGTTTTGTCACTCGTTCAGATCAGTTTACTCTATATGATTATGTAAAGATATCTCTAACGTGTGCTCTTGCATGTGTGGATACTCTTGCAATGTCCGATGGTGTTACTGTTCAACTCTCAGTTAAAGATACCTCTCTTTCTGATTCTGCAGATCTTTGGGCAGATTTAGTCAAGGCTGAACTTAAAGGTTCGCTAGTTGCTACCCTCGCAGATTCGATGACCCAAACTGATGGTGTGAGTACGGATACAGCGTTGGGTGAAGATATTAACTATTATCGACGTTACCTCAATGATGTGATTTCATGAATTTAACAAGAAAATCTTGGAATCTTGGTTGGCTTCCTGTCAATGATGCCCTTAATGGTAATCCAGAAGGACTTTTACGCGCGGATAATCTGGAGTTAGATGAATTAGGCGTTGTTAGTCTTGCAAACACATCTGCGAAGCTAAACTCTACTGCACTTGGCGCAGAAGTTGTTCAGTTATATTCTAAATTAATTGGAAATACTAAGTATCGATATGCTGTACTTTCTAATGGAACTGTTCTACGAAGTAATGATAACTTCTCTTCTTATACCGTGATTGCCACAGGTGAATCGATCACACGCGTAGGTTTCGCGTCCGTTTTAGGGCAAAATTTAATATGTGCTGGAAATACTAGACTCAAGGATGACGGTACAACTATTCGTCAGTTAGGTCTGCGTAAACCCGACAATGCACCTGTAGATGTAAATTCTGTTGTTGGCGAAATTGCAATAGGACCTAACTATGCTGATTGGGCGGCGGAACAGGGTACACTTCAATGGGATGATCTCTCTCCTTACGGTGGGAATGATTTTAGTGTTATTGGTATTTATCCTGTTCTTGCGGGTGATGGTGTATCTTACTGTGGAATTGCATCACATGTTAAAGATTATAATTTAGGCGTCATTGCAGGAAATCCAGGAACAGATGATGATACATTTACACTTTGGTTTAGCGCAACAAATTTGAAGAGTACTTTGCGTATCGAATTCTTACTTAACACACCGCTCTATCCTGCAACTGATACATATACGTATGAAATTCAAGATCCTCCCGGTAGTCTCTTTGGGATGACAGGAAATGGTGTAACACTTAAAATTAAACGAAAGGATTTCACACGCAATGGGACTAATCCGAATCTTGATTGGAAAGATGTTCATTGTGTAAAAGTTATTGGAATTACACCGGGATTGGGTATTTACTTCCTTGGACTTAAACTTACAAGTCAATTTCTTGTCGGAAAATCATATCGTTATGCTACAATGAATGTGGCAAATCTTGGAACTTATGTTGCTAAGTCGCCCTTAAGTGAACCTTCCCTTATTATTGAACCTGTTGGTGGTCAAATCCGGATACAAGCAGATAGTCCTGTAAGTGGAGGAGATGCAGATACACAAGTAAATGAGATTTGGTTCTTTCGTCGTTCAAGTGAGACTACGGATGTAACTCCGATTAATACTGCACCAATCTTAGATAAATGGTACCGTGTAGGTGTTCTACATTATCCAACAGATGGTTTAGAACTTCAAGATGAATACACAGATGAAGATGCACTAACTCTCAATATTACAGCAGATGAAACTTTAATCTCTGTAAAAGATATCACAGATGAGATTATTGGCATTGTGGCCGGGTATTATGATCGCGTTCTTTACCTTACAGCAAAAGAAATATATATCTCAGATATCTTAAACCCTGATTCGATTGCAGTTCTTAATACAATCAAACTTGAAGGTGGTGCAATTACACAGAATCTATGGATTGTTAAATCCAGTTTAGGTGTAGTACTTGTAGGGACTACACAGGATGTTTTTGAGATTTCAGGAACGCTTGTAAATCTACCGGATGGTTCAATTGACCTTTATAAGAAGCCTTTGGGTGTTTCATTCCCCCCGTTATCATATGATGTTGAAGTTTTTGCAACTGGTGTATATTATGTAGCAAAAGATGGACTTCGCTCTCTAATGCCTGGAGGGAGTAGTGAACTGATCTCATCCTCAGCTCTTGATCTTTTATTCCAGGGAGAACAGCGTCACGGAATTCCGCCTTTTCAAATGTCAGCAAAAGGTGTGGCAAGGTACCCTATAGCAATTACACAGACCCATATCTTTCTATCACTCCCACATACGGATGGGACACGAAGAGTTGTTGATTATAATCTGAGTTCCAAAACATGGGGATTGCGTACGGATGCCCCACTTTCCCTCTTTGTAGAGGAAGATGGTATGATTATCGCAGGATACGGAAATGGCGATAATTATGTCAGGCAATTTAACGCGGGGAAGTTGAAAGATGGAACCACGGGGCAAGAAATAAAGTTCTTAACTGTCTTTGATGATAATGATCAACCACGTAATCGTAAAGATGTCTTTACATTAAAGATTACAGGGAATACAGGAAATGTTGCTATAGGTATCTGGGTTGGCACGGAAGAGGATGGATTTACATATCTAGGAACACAAGCATTTAATGGTGTTTCAGAACATCTTTTTACACTTGGCGCAGTTGTTCTCCCCCGAAAAGCCTTTGCGCTTAAAATTGAGGGTACTGGTTTAAGTACGTTTCAGTTACATAACTTCACAATTGAATATGAGGCTTTTCCTGAACAGCTTACGTATCTTCGCATACCCAATTCAAACCTTAACACGTATTCTAGAAAGAGGCTAACGAACTATGCTTTTGTCATTGACACACTTGGCAACACTATTACCTTTACACCTATTGTTGATGGTGTTAATCTATCAAGCGCAAATGTCATATTTAGTGGGAAAAGAACCTTTATACATTACTTTAAAACTGAAACCCTTGGCACGGATATTGGTGGTTTGCTTAGTGGCGGTACCTTTGAATTTTATGGGCTTAATCTTGACGAAATTATCAGTGAAAAGCTTCCGACGCCAGTAAAGTTTCTAACTATTCCCGCGACAGATTACGGAGAACCTAATCGTAAACGACATTCCTCGTACAAGTTCCAGATTAACACAAAAGGTGCAAATGTCAACTTTACACCAAGATTAGACGGTGTAGATATGACTCCCTTGGTCATAAACACGAGTGAGAAGTTAACAGTAGAGTACTTCTTTTCTGTAGATACAATTGCGGTCGATATTGGAGGAACACTCGAATCCTTAGCCGATACTGAATTTGAATTTTATGGAGTTATTAAACCACAACAGATAGAGGTACTCCCTCCACGCTTGAAAGAATTCAGAATTCCGGAGAACAATTATGGAATTGCTGCACGGAAACGTATTCGCACGATGCCTATGGAAATTAATACAAACGGTTTCGATGTTACGTTCACTCCAATTATTGACGGGGTTTCTGGTACTCCTACTACTCTTAATTCTGCAAATCGTAAGACTGTTTTTCACTACTTCTCTACAGACGTTTTTGGAACTGATTTCTCTGGGGAATTAGTAGGAACAGAACCTTTTGAGTTCTATGGGTTGTTGAAGCCGGAGAATGTAGAGGTCCTTCCTGTTGCAAAAAAGTTAGATCAAATTGGACCTTTGAGATTTGATAAACTTGGTAAACTTCTCTTCTGTCGTTTACGTCTTATTGCACAAGCAAGCGAGACAATTCCGATTAAATTCTACGATGAGGATGGTTTAACATTAGGAACACCAATTCATACTCAAAATCTTGCAGTTACAGCAAATGCGGATGAAGTTTATGAATTTGCATTTACAAAGACAGTTAAAGCATCTACTCTTCGTATTGTTATTGGGCCTTGTGTTTCTCCTATTCATCGGTATGAGATGCAACTTAAGATAAACTTTGCCGGAATGGATGCAGATCCACGGTGGATGAAAGTAAAATGATTAGAATAAAATCAGGTCTTACCGGTTGTCGAATTCATGGTTTGCAACCAGAATTAATCTTAGGTCTTATGGTTGTAAAGGATGTTTATGATTATATTCAACAGGATGTAATCGTAACATGTATCTCAGATTCTAAACACAAGAATTCATCTTTACACTATGTCGGATTTGCCGCGGATTTAAGTCTCCCTAGTGCAGATAAAACAAGTGTAGTTTTGGATAGACTCCATATAAATCTCGGGGATGATTTTGATATTGTACTTGAAGGGGATCATATTCATGTAGAATTTCAGCCAAAAAGAGGAGTTAATTTGAATGCCTAAACAAAAAGGTCTTGTGGAAAAGATTGTAGAGAAGTTTAAAAGTCCCAAGAATGAAGTTACACAATGGGGTGGAGGTTTAGCAGGCGCGTATAAGAGTAAACAAGTAGATCAAAGGCAGAAGGAAGGTCAAATTAGAGATATGTTCGATCCTTCCCAGTCTAAGTTTGCTGAAGTAGCAAAGAAATTATACGAACGTATTAAACGTAACAAATGAAAGCAATTTCTTCAATTCAAGAAGCACAACAAGCGATTAATGATCTCTATAATCGTATTGATACAATTTCGTCTAAAAATTGGGATGTGCGTAAACGTAGAATTGTAAATGCACATCCTTCTGTTGATGATTACGATTATGTTGTGCGTAAAGAATTAGATGAAAAGACTACTCTACAAACAGTTTCAGGTGTTGGGACGATTTATGACAAGGCTACATTTGGAATTGGCATTGATACCGGTGCAGTCGTAGGTACAAACGTCTGCCCGCCATATATTGCCTCTTTTAATTTAAACCCCATAGTCTGTTACTACACTGCGGGACAATTTCCAACGGGATCTAACGTGATCGTGGACGTGAAATTGAATGCAGTCTCATTATTTACAACTCCCATTACAATTCTTGTTGGTGGTTCTAACGTGTATGAAAAGTCAGACTTTGCATCGACAACATTATCTATTAAAGATGTTGTGAATTGTAATGTAACTCAAATAGGTAGTGGACTTCCTGGTGTGAATATCGTCATTGTAATCAAGTTTCAAATTGCGAGTTAAACATGGCACTTATTCATATAGACTCCTGTGACCATTATGATTCAGCCACAAGTGTAATTAAGTGGGCAAGTGCTGTTACAGTCCAAGCAGGTGGGAGAACAGGAAATAACTGTATACAAAGTGGAACAAAAGTCTTTGATCTTCGTACAACTATCACTATGGGTATGGCAGTAAAACATGCAGTTTTAGGTGATAGTATTATTTATATGAAAAATCCTGCTTCAGGGCTTATTGTATATGTTGGCCTTGTAAGTGATTCACGTGTGTACTTACACTTTCAACCTCGCGGGCCTGTTGGAAGCGCTGTAACACATTATAGTGATATAACAGTTTGCCGTGCTAATTGGTGGTTTTACTTCGAGATACAACTTACGCATACTTCAGTCGACAATGGAGATACAGCAACAGATACATTAGTATATAATGTACGAATTAATGAAGAGAGTGTCCTTTCTGGAACAGAGGCTCGTGTTCTTGGTTGGCCGTATGACTCCGCGGTACAAAGTGGATTTACACAATGTGAATATCGCTGGGGTGGAAATGCAGCTTACTATGATGATATCTATTTTACAGATGATGAATTCTTAGGTGATGGACATGTTTACGTGATTCGTCCTAACGCAGAAGGTGATTATGCCGCTTGGGACACAAAATCCGGTGGAGATCAATACGTTGAGGTTAAGGATATCATTCCTGATGGTGATACTTCTTACATTGAAACAGAGACTGTAGATGCCATCTCTATGGTAAATCTTGAGGATCTTGTAATTCTTGGAGATATTCTCGGAGTTCAAGTTAATACCATTGGGGAAAAGACAGACACAGGTGGCGCGGCATTTAAACAGTATAATAAGATAAGTAACACGTATGTTGAAGGAACAGAGACTATCTATCCTTCTTACATTAACTGGCTCGATCAAATGTGCACATATCGTGTAAATCCAGTTACAAGTGCAAATTTTACACTTGCAGAAGTTAATGCTATGCAAGCAGGAATTAAGCGAACCATATGAGTGTAAGAATTACACAAGAAGCAGTTGAAGTCTTTAACCGTTCTACAAATAAGATTCGTGTTACACAGTTAAATGCAGAAGTCTTTAACCGTACTCCTAATCAGTTACGCGTCAGTCAAATATGTGTAGAGGTCTTCATAAAACCTCTTAAGAATACAACAGATAGTGCTGCACGTAGTAAATTCTCGCATTGAGGTATGTGATGAAGAAATTCATTCTTGAATTTTTGAGAGATGAAGGTGGATGGCTTAACTTTGCTCTCATGGGTGCTGGTGCTTTAGCGAGTTATTTGAGTGGGCGTAGTAAAAAACAATCTGATCAAACATCAGAGTCAACGTCAACATCAACTACGAATCCTATACTTGACCCCGAGATTTTGAGTGCCCGTAATAAATTACTTCAAACTTACCAGGATCGCCTTGGAAATAACGAAGGTTATCTTACAGGATATACGGGTCAAGGTCTTCGTAAGATTAATCGCGCTAGTGATCTACAACAGAGTGCTTTAGATTCCAACCTTGCTGCACGCGGACTCAGTGGATCTCCTGTAGCTGCGGCATTAATGGCAAAGATGAACTCTGATCGGATTGCACAATCAGTAGAGTTTCAAAATCAGATTCCTCTTCTTGATCGCCAACTAACATCTGAGGATCTTGCTGCACTCTCCGGAATCGTATCTGCGGCACCTTATGGTCAAACCTCTACACAAACGAATAAGTCTACTGGTACAAATACACAATATGGAAGTACAGGTACAGGATTAGAACAGGGAATTTCATCTGGTGCTTCTATTGCTGCACTCCTTTCTAAATATAATCCCAAAGGTTGGTAAGGAGAACTGAAATGGCAGAAATGAATCCAATTGTTCAAACGATGCTTCAGATTCTCCAAGCACGCCAGCAAGATGAAGAACTTGAAAGAAGAAAACAGGAAGATACTGCGCGTAATCAGTTTGCAATGGAGGAGTTAAAACGTGCGCAGGATCTTCAGAAGTATACACAAAAACGGGATGATATTAACTTTCAGTTAGAAAAGTTCAAACTTGAAGAGGGTTTACGACAACAAGTACGTGAAGATATTGCCTCTGGTCTGCGTAAACCTCAGGGTGTACAAGAAAATACTCCACGTTATCAAATAAGTAACTTACCAACATCGCGTGAACGGCCCCCGATTTCTGAAGCACTCTTACAAAGATTTCCTGCTTTAGCACAACCCGTGGACTATGATTTACAGGAAGAGGATATTGCACAACCGCCAATTGTACCTAATCTCTCTCAGTTAATTCAAGGTCCCTTTGGTCCAGTAGAGGTTCCAGATGTAGTCTCTTATCCTGAAAGACAGGCACAAAAACTCGCGGAAGGACAACAAGCACTTGGCTTAGGGGTTCTAAAAGCTGGTGCTACAAAACGTGCAGAGGCATTAGCTGTTCAACCCACTGAGTTGGAAAAGATTGCAAAAAAAGCAATAGAAGATCGACAACTTGAAGAATATAAAGCAGAGAATGCGCGTGCATTGCAAGAGTTAAAAGATAAAGCAGCATTAGAACGTACACAAGTAACTGCAAGTTCGCGAAGAGCCTCAGTAGGAACTACAGCACAAGTCGCACAAGAGGATATTGAAGGATTAGCACAAGATGCAAAGTTTGGTGGAGTTAAATTAGGTTCGACAAATCAACATCTAAAAGCTAGAAGTTATTTACGTAATAATGGTGATATCGCGCTTGAACCCGCAGATGCTTCTGGAATGCAGGATGGTAAGAATCTTCAAGAAGTCATTACTGCGTTAGAACAGGTCCAACCAAAATTAGGTACCAATATGTTCTCTGCGGTTATGACAGCAGCTAAGGCATTACGCCCTGATGATCCTGTTCGGCGTGCTATGAATATCATAACTTCACGTGCTCCTCTGCTTGCTAATGTGTTCGGTGTTAAGGGTACACAATCTGATCGTGATATTGCCAATATTCTAAAAGGTGTTGGAAATTCACTCTCTACACAAAAGGATATTGCTGCAAATATCGCGGCTCTGAAAAGTCAACTGCAAGTTAATGTACTCGACGTGCGTTTACGCGGTATGTCAAATGCACAAAAAGGTGAAGAGTTATTACATTTTGGATACAATCTAAATGACTTCAATCGTCCAATTACAGACACTACAGGAAAACCAATAATCATTAATGGTAAACCTGAATTAACTTTTAAACTACACGGTGATAGGTGGACGGCATACGATCCAAAATCTAAGAACTGGGAGTATATTCAATAATGCCTTCTCCGGCCAAGAAACGTGAAGTTGCCTTTAGTCTTGACGATTTAGTTAAAGGCAAAGAAGAAATAAACTATGGTGCATTAAGTGCTGCACAAGACCCGCGTCAAAATGCTATCATTGAACAAGCTCCTCCGCAGAATTGGCAGGATACTGTAAGAGAGAATCTTGCTCCTATTTTACATGGGTTAACTGTAGCCGGATCTGCTGGTATGGGTGCAGTAACAGCTCCTATCGCTAGTGGAATTCCTGGATCTCTTTTAGGTGGTGCAATGGGAGATCAGGTTTATCAGGGTCTTCAAAGATTAAGTCCGCGTACTTTTGGCGCCGCACCACAGGGAGGATTGCCTTCTGTCTCTTCATCTGCTATTGAGACACTCCTCAATGAGGGATTTGTTTCAGGACTTCCTTGGGCAAAAAAGAAGATTGGTAATGCACTTCTTAGGAAGTATTTTTCACCTAATCCTCTAATGCCAATTCAGGAAGGGTTAGATACACGACCAGGGTTTGAGGTTACGGTACCCGAGTATACACAGAATAAAGCTGCACAAACTGTAATGAAGTTATTCGTTCCTGAGAAAGAATTAAATGCACGTTATGCTAGTCAAGCTCGTCAAATTGGACAGCAAGTAACAAAGACTCTTAGAAGTTTAGGTGCACCTACTGTTAAGAGATGGGATGAAGTAACCACACCTAGATTAGCCGCGCAAACTCAACGTGCAGTTACACAAGCCTTTGAAGCACATGAGGGTGTGAAAGATAAGTTATATGATATTGCAGAGAAAGACTTAATACCTTCTGTGTCAACACCTGTTGCCGTCAAGGTACCACGTCCTGCTATTAAACCCAGTGCTGGTTTTGCGGGCCAACCTGGACAACCTGCGGGGTATGATATTGTACAGTCTAATATGAAGGGTGGTGTTCCCGTAAGGCATACATTTGATTTTGCGAAGGGTGTACTTCAAGAAATTGATAGTAAGTTATCTCCTACAAGTGATTATGGACGCGATCCTAAGGTTAGAGCAGGTTTAGAAAGAATCAAGGAACGTTTGGAGACTTACGTTAAGTTAGATCCAGAGGGAAATGTTAACGGGATTCTACCCTTACATTTAACTGAAGATGGTACTGTTCTCCCAATGATGGAGTATAATACTGTAAAAAGTAATAAAGAAGCATTAAACGTACTACTTAAAGATCCTGATGCTACATTTTTAGGCCGTGAACAGGCTATTATAAAAACACTTCGTGATTTACTTGGTCGTGATACTGAAGTTGCGGCAGTAGGAGAGACACTTAAAGATGGGACAAAGGTACCAGCATTCTGGCCTAAAGAGGTAGGAAATGCTTATACAAGAGCAACAAAATACTACGCGGGATTTCGGCGGCGATATTTCCCCGGAACTGAAGGTGATGAGTTATTAAGATCAAGGAAGGATCTTTCAATTATTTCTGAGAAATCGCTCCAGGAAGGTTTATCTACTGCACAACAAGCAAGACAGTTGGTCAAACAGGCAGGTACAAAAGTTCCCCTTGCAACAGAGTATGTTTTGGACGGTTACAAGACTGCTTTTAATCCCGTGACGAAAACGTGGGATGGACAGAAGTTTTTACGCTACTTAACTGATGAATCAGAAGTGGGGAAAGAGCTACTTAATAGTGAACAGCGTAATGCCCTAAAATACCTAGGTCATCGTATGACTGCTGTTATGCCATATGTAAGTGAAACAGGAAGAACAGCTATATATATTCGACTCGCAGGTGCAGCTTTGAGTACAGCAGCAGGTGGGATGATGCTTGTACAATCAGGTAATGTTCCGAGTGCAGCTATTACTGGTGGCTTAATGTTCGCAGGATTTGAGATGAGTAGACAAACTGCTAGAAATCTCTTATTGAATCCTAGCAATACAAGACTCTTCTCACGTTATGTAAATCTTGAACCTACTTCTCCAGAAGCTCGAAGTATATGGACTAAATTAGCCAAGGGTGCATTTAGAGGTGCACGATTCTATGTACAGTTTGGTAACGATAGTGTACCTATGGATATGGGTGAGGATGGTAAACTAAAACCTGTGATGAATGCACAGTAGTTACTCTACAACACCAGTTATAGTAGATGTAGTTTCGATTAACTGAATTAAGTTAAATGTTCTTGATAGTTTAATGTTCTCAGGTTCAATTGGTTTTACAACAATTCTTGCTGGTTCATTCACGTGATATATAAAGTTCCACATATCACCATTATGTGTTATCTTAACTGACCTCGGATAGCCTAAAAGATCTTCTCGATTAAATTTACACTTCAACTCGACAAGATCAACTTCATTCTTTGTACCTAATTGCCAAAGTAAACTACCGAGTAACTTACGCTTTTGTTGTCTCTTCTGAAAAGTCCATATACCGTAAAGGATAGGAATCTTTAATTCCCGTAATACCCAAGAAAGTTCTAGTTTAGAGATTAAGTAGGGAAGAAGTCCAACCTTTGAGATGACTTTATAGTTTTTGTAACTTGTATAGTGATATCCAATCATTTAGAAGTTCCTTTCGCTATTGGCGCTGACTCCTTTTCGTAAGTCTTTAAGAATTTATCTGTCAACTTATACGCCGGGACTCCACCCTTAGATGTAATGTGAATAAATTCTGCATCAATTAAAGTCTCTGTGCAACGATCCATGATTGTAGAATCAAGGGAACCTAGAAGACGTTGGATCAATACACGTCTTTGTATACAATGATCCTTCTCCTTCAACAACTCTGCGAGCATTAGATTCATCGGATTTGCAAGTTCCGACTTTCCGCTTACAACTGTGATCTGTTTGTAATTCTTTACTAAACCTAGACACAAATCAATTGAATGTTCCACATCTTCCTCTCTTACAGTCATATCAAAGTCATCACGAGCCGCGGCTAAAAGAATGGCTACTTTTAAAACCCCCGTGTGCATACGTGCAATGACCCCTGCACGATCGAACTTATCGTCTTCGATGCTATTGTACCAGTCGTCATAATAATGCCGGGCATCATCTGTTAACGCAACAGGTCCCTTAAGATCCACGAGTCTTCTTAAATGATCTAAGAGTACGGGGTACAAATCTGTTTGATCCATAACATCAAACATTCGTGAGTTCTTCTTTTTTCTCTTTGTCTCTGAGATGATGAACGATCGTGCGAGAAGTCCCCCATAGATTTCAGAATTCTTAAACACATCCTGAAATAGAATGTCATTACTTGCTGCAAGAATCGTTACGCATAAATTCTCAAGCCTTGCTACTCCAGATCCAACAAGATTGTTATCCCAGTGATCATGACAATCATACCAATCTGTAATCACTTTCATAGCTACAGGATCATCTACAATCAGATCACTAAGTTCTTTTGAGAGTAAAATTCCACTTGCACCTTTAAGACGATGCCCTTTGTCATTTGTATAATTCTCCGAGAGGACTTTCATGACCGCCTGAATAGATGCCCGGCCACTTATAACCTTTGTTGTACCAAGATCCCTGAGTAACGTTTCTGCCATTCTAATTGGCGCGTCTTTTCTTGTTGCAGAACTTCCAGCTACGATGATAGTATAGATATTTGGATAAATCTTACCATGCTTAAACTTAAAGAAGACATTATCCTTTAAAGTGGCTGATATAATCGTCAAGCCTGACCATACGATGTACGAATTTGGAGATTCCGCATCTGAGAGGTGTTCAACCAAAGTCGTGATAAAATTCATTTCGTTTTCAAAGGTCGATTTTTCCTCAGCCACATTCTCACATCACGAATACGTTTAAAAGGAAGACATTCGTATAGTTTATAATTGTGAATGTGGTTTATTGGCAGGACTGTATCATCTGAGACCCTTTCTACACAAAAGTCATACGGACAGACTAGAATGACTTTGTGGTTAAACTTTGTTATCTTTAGGCGTATCTCTTCTGATGGAGTTTTCATCTTCGAGAAATTCAACTTTCACAATGTGATATTTTCCAATATGTTGTTTATCGTGTAACTTCTTCATCTCCGTGCGAAGAAATTCCAAGTCGAATGAAGGAACACTGAAGTTAATGAATGGTGTACCTTCAGTGATTAGAATATGTTCAAGTCGGTAAATCATTTTGCAAGCTCCGCACAGAGTCTATCAAAGATTTCACGCATTTCATTTCCGTCCTCAAGGGAATAGATACACTCGCCGTTAAGGTATAGGCAATAACGTCTAAATGTATGGCCAAAGGGGTTATATGTATCCTTGCATTTAAGGATTAAAGATTGAATTGGCATATCTAGGTTAATGATACCGGTATTTGATATCTTAAAGAGTCTCATTTCAAATCTCTCCAGGGTCCATACCATCTAAATTTAAAGAAGTTAAAGTAAAATCTACTTTTACCATAAAGATCACCTACGCCGAGACGAACATCTAGTTCTATCCCCCAGTAGATATAGGAGTACCAACCATGGATTGATCTCATTTCAAATCCTTCAATTCACTTAAGTTGGTCTCACTCCATTGTAACTCAGTAGGAATTACAAGTTCGATATCGCGAATCAAGGTGCATTTGTTAAAGTTAATTGGTTTCTCCATCGTGTCCTTCCACAATTCAACATATTCATCTTTCCTCTCCCTTGGAATCTCTGCAAGAATTGAGTCATGTTTCTCAATAGGGAATAAGGCCCACGGTGAACGCTCCATTAATTCCCGCCCACTCCGTTTAATATCATCAGAAACGGTGCTTTGTGGAATATAAGAGAATGCTTCCTTAAATGTGTCCTCATCTAGCCTTCCAAAGAACTCTCTTCTTCGCCCAAAAGGTGTAATGAGAACACGTCCATTGTGTAGAGCTTCCTTTATTCCATAATGAAACACATCACGAATGGATGGATCAGCTTTGTGAAACTTAAATAGAATGATCTCACACTCCTCATAGGACAAATGTGTCATCTGACTCAACCGTGCAGGACCCATACCATAGTTTCCTGCATGTCTTGCCCGTTTCCCTTTATCATACGCGGAATCTGTTTTAAGAATCTTAAAAGGATCTCCCCCTACAATCCACGAGGCTGTTAAACGGTGAATACCAGGAGGTCGATCAAAGTAAGGAAGTAGGTCATAATTCTCCGAAAGGACTGTAACAACTCTAGCTTCTGCCTGGGATTTATCTCCTTCGATGAAAATATTTCCATCATGAGGGATAAAAATTTCCAACAGATCGTCTCCGATTTGAGATCCATCGGGAAGCTCATATCCATGTTTAGGGATTGTTTGGAAAGAATAACCGACTGGCTTTTTGTATAATGCCCCGTCTTCATCTTCCCATAATCTGAATTTGTCTGGTCTTTCACTCGCACTTGTTCTCCCACTTTCTGTCCCTACTTGATTGTACCATGTATACATCTTTCCATCATAGTCACATGGGGTAAGTAGCCAGTTGATGATACGATAGAATTTACGACAGATTAGAATCGTTGAAAGAACCTTTTTGATATTTTCATCTTTGACTCTATTTATAATAAGTTCCTCAATAGCATCCTCATCTGTAGATAAGACTTGCATACGTTCCCCGGTCTTTGGATTTACTTTCCAGTGACTTATTTCCGGGCAACCCATGTAGTCGTAGATAAGATAGGCGACTTGCTTAGGTGAGTTGATTAACGTATCCCAGTTGATATTTTCATCGGGTTCCAACATCTCTTTAAGTAAAGTCATGTTGTAGTCTAGACATGTCTTATACTTAATGAGAAGTTGTTTACGTTTACTGTCATCTACAAGTAAACCTGTTTGATTAATCCTCTTGTACATTCCATATATGGGCATTACAGACTTCTTGTAGAAATCAAGCACACCCAATTCTTCAGCATCTGCTAATTGTTGCTTGTAGATTATATGCGTTGTTAGCGCATCTTTAGCATTATAGATATAGAGCCGTTCCTTATATTTCTCGGGATCATAAGCGCTCCCCATATCTTTGACATCATCTTTGTAATACTCTATGTCCGTATAAATACTCGTTAAGAAGTCTAAACCCTTTGGAAATTCAGGATACAATGTGTGGGCAAGTAACATTGTATCTCCTGAAATATTAGGGATTGGCATTCCCCAGCGGGTAAGTAGCGTATCATCATAGAGAATGTTCTGATTTACTGTCGGAATCGGCTGTGCAATATAGTTAGCTACTGCTTTCATCAACGTTGGACGGTGTTCCTCTTTCATATGAATCCAAGGAACACTTATAGCTTCCTTACCGTCAAGGCAGAATCCTAAACAGGTGATGAAATTATTGTTCGTCTCAATGTCGATTGTACGATATTCAGGGTTGGGGCATCGTTCCAGAAAGCCATAGAAGTCCGCGGCAGAATAGGCGACTGTGAGAATATAGCGCTTGTCAGGGTGGACGAACTGTTCTTTTGAGTATTTGATTCCTTTCTGCAAGTCTAACTGTGTAAAGACTGTAAGATTAGGATCAGCAAACTGATCGCGGAGAGGAACAAGGGGGATGATTAAAGTGTTGGCAATTGTGGGATATTTGATCTTGATCCAATCAGCTAATTCAAGGATAGATCCACGATATTTTCGGATTTTCTTACGTTTAGTTAGCGCATTAAGCGGGAGTTCGCCACAGATAAATGCTACTTTTGGTTGGATCTCAATAAACTCTGCAATGACTAAATCTAGCATCTCCTGAAAGTAGTCTGGATCTGAAGCCGTTTGCTTTGAATGCCATCTAAACTTATTCCGGCGGATTTGAACCTGGAGTTCAAGGTGGCGCCGTTTGAAGAAACATGTCCGGTAAAAAGATTCCGGGTTTATCTGAAGACCATAGAGTATCCTTTTTATCAGATTAAGATTTGCACCAATGAGTGGTTTCTTTTGTGCAAATTCATCTTCTGATGGGTAATCTTCAAGAAACAGAATCCCTTTGTCGGGGCCACAGCCATATATGAGATCCATTTACGTTGCTTTTTTCTGTGCTCTCCACAATGCTTGCAATTTTGGAAGTTCAGATTTGATGTGATTACACAAAGAAGCATCCACGGCTTCTTGTTTGTTCTGAATTACAATGATTCTTCCTACTGTAACTTCACAACGATACCACTTAGCTAAACTTTCATAGACCATTTCTTCAAGTGAACGATATGAGGGACTTTCCACACTACGCCCAAGGGTTTCGTCGGAAGTCCTACATTTAATTTCCTGGTTTATTGCATCACGCTGACTTGGAGAAAGAATAGTGGCATTTTCTTCAAGCCATTTAAGGTAAGCAGTAGGTACAGAGTCAATTTCTTGACCTTTGTATTTACCGAATGGGAGGATCATAGTTAAATACCTCTATAGTCTTTTATAGGTGTAAAATGAACCCACTTATTACAGTTCGCACAAATTACAGAGATGTTAAGATTAGTCTTGTTTGCATAACTAGTAACATGACAAATCGGACACTTGACTGGTCCTGTATATCTAGACACATCACCTTCTGTGTACGCCTGAGCATCATTTGTCGTATTCCTTCCCTCTTTAATCAGCCCTTCCAAGAGGATGAGGTACATAATACAGTCGTGAATATGTGTATCACAGATATCTTCTCCAATATTCTCCCCGGTTTTTAAGAAGTATTCTATGGCACTCCAATGTTTTCTGAAGAAGACTTCCCACGTAACAAGACGACTCACACGTGGTTCGAGATCCTTAAAATTCTTGAACCTATCGACATCACCTACAGTATACTTCTTGCCTTTTATTCGCCCGGTTTCACGCAAAGCTTCTACACGCGCATCAAACATCTTTGTAAATTCTTCGGGGGTCATTCGAATACCTCTCCTAGTTTAATAATACTTATAATATCCGTAAGACTTAAACATATGTCAGCAGCTTCTTTAAAAGAATATGCAATAACATATTTTGTACAATCTTGTATTGAATAACTTACACTTGAAGTTGGCGTAGTTATTAAATAAGTTACTTTAAACACATATCTCGATCCCATTACTTATGCTCCTTTTCCATGTGCCAACGTAGCTGTTGAATCTTGCGAAAAGGTTTCTCGCATATTCTACAATGGAATCCCTTTCGCCTAAATGTCTTTGCACCACTTCCCCGTGCTTCTACAACTCTTTTCCAATCACCACCCCAGGCGCTTATCATGGTGTCTCGCTTGGATTAGCATATTCAATTGGAAGTCCTTGAAGTTCTGGAAGTATATTCAAAGCAAGAGGTGTAATCGACTTTGACTTACTTTCTGTGAACTCAATTATGATATCATCGGAAGTAGTAGGCTTAAGTCTCATGTCATTCCTTCCATCAATACAGAGAGAAAGATATGTCTTATCCCGCGGATTTTCGGGCGAGAGCATTAGTTGAGAAGTCCCATTTTCAAAGCGGAAAGAGAGTTTCACTTGAGTTCCTCATTGGTATACCGCAATTTATTCCAATGCTGTTTATCATTCTCTTCAATAAAAGTATCCATACGTTCAAGTAGTCCACGAAGAAACTGCCGCGAAAGCTTAAACCAATCCTCTGCTGCTTGTTTATCCTCAAAGCGTATAGTAGTGTAAGGCATACCAGCAAGCAGACCAAAATCAATGTGCTCCCATTTTGCATGGAAGGTTTTCTTATTTAACGCTGCAAACATATCAGAATCTTTAAGTTTTGGCATTTTATTTCCTCACAATCTGAATTGAACTCTTGTATTTTGCTTTCAAACGTTCAGGAATGAAAGCATCTATGCAGACTTCCATTCCGATAGGATCTTTAACTTCGATCTTCGTATTGTTATCTAGCATAACAGTAAGATGCCTTTGAGGATTTTCGGGCATCGCATCGTTAAAATCAATTGCAGAAATCTTGTCAATGAAGATTGCAATTCCTTCAACAAAGAGTAGTGGTTTGTTTTCTTGGGCCATGTGTGTCCTTGGTGCCACGGGTGAGATTTGAACTCATTGATTATTTTGGTCCTCCAGGAAGAACTCGAATCTTCACTCTCCGAAGAGAATCAGATTTTAAGTCTGATGCGTATACCAATTTCGCCACTGGAGGATAGAGCATATAATTAGTTATTATTCATTATTCTTGCCTAATCATATTTAGTCCTTTTGCCCACTCCTGCATACATTCTTCACTACACAGAATATGTCTTCCATCTTCTGTAAAGAATGGATGATTAGATCGGGCAATAAAGAGATGATTGCAATAGTAACAATGCCAGAGGTAACCAATATGTTGATAGAACCAGTTTATAAGACTAATCTTTAGTGTCTTCATATTTTAATCTAAAGAGGGGCTTTTACACCCCTCTTTTCCTCATCGAAGATATCCGAATTCCGTACCTAAATTAGTATGCAGAGCATTTAGTACTACGGCTCCATAAGCGTTTCTCCTTTCTTTGACGTTCACTAGCATACCCCTTGAGTTCAAATCAGCCTTTAGAACGGTGGATTATCTGTCGAAGCGAAGTTGATCGCCTTATTGACCGGGCGGCCGCGATCATTCGGATTGTTTGCATCCTTGTAGATTTCTTTAGTGAATTCTACAAAGAGTTTTGTACCAACAAACGAAGCCTCTTCATATTCCACTTCTGCCGAAACCTCGGCCTTTGTAACCGCAGCGACAAAAGGTGCCATCATCCCCATAGCTTTTTCAGAGAAGGTATGGTCATAAGATCGTTCTTCGCCGTCAACATCGACTTTAAAAGAGACAACCTTATTGATGGAATCTTTCTTTTTTGCCATCTTTTCAGTGATGCCAGTGACTTCACATTCGCGCCATCCGGCATCCCATGGTCGGTTACGGTCAAGGTCCTTCTGTGTGAATCGAATAACTCCCATTACAGACTCTCCTTTGTGATTTTGAGACTTACTTCGTTGTCAGTTACAAGAAAAGATTCAAATAGCCCAAGTAAGTCACCTTTCTTCATATCATAGGTAACAAACCCTTCGGCATTTTTACAATCAATTTCGATACGATATGTTGTTTGCTTTACCACAGGTGCCAACCCTATGCCCACCGCATCGTGCATCTCTGGCATTTTATCCTGACTCATGCTTCTTCCTCAGAGATTATTGAGGGATCGATCTCAAATGGCTGGAGATCCTCTTCCTCTTCCTCTTCCTCTTCATCAATCTCTTCCTCCGCAGAATCTTCGTCCTCTTCTTCGACCGTTCCATACGCTTCCTTTACGAGCAGCGCTTGCAATTCTGCATCATTCTGCATATCTTGCATGAAAACTTCATCGTAGAATGCTTCTCGTGGATCAAGTTTTGGCATATGTACCTCACAGATCAGCAAGTTTCTTTTTAGGCCACGCTTCCATCAATGCTGCATGACGGAGTGCAGACTTTGTAAGTTCCGCACTCCCGTTCAATTCAGCATTCCGCTGTGCATAGAATCGTACTGTGTCGGCTGCCGCAAGATCCTGACCGCGCAAGATAAAGACAGGTTCATTTTTCGGGATCTTCTTATCTAACGCTTCAAGATCCTGATAATCTCTACGTGCATGAAGCATAGAGTTATTCTTCCTCTCTCTCTATTGGAGATTTAACCTCTACTACGATCGACTTTTCATACGACAGAGGTGAATAAGCAGCAGTTAATTGTTCTCGTGGAATACCCAGACTCGCCGCAGCACTTAGCATGATAATTTGTAAAACATCTTCTACTTCATAGGTGATCTTCATTTTTCTCCTTTGAAGATATTGTAACTGTTACATCTTTATCGTAAGCCGTATTTGAATAAGATATAGTTAGTGGACACGGACCCATAGTTACATTGTCTAGAAGTTCTTCCACCCTCGCTCGAACGAGTTGCTCTATATCTTCTTTTTCAAATATAATCTTCATTTTACCTCCACTTTTACATCACTTCCGACTTGAATATACGGTTGAACTATTGACCAAAAATCCTTGTCAGTCCACTCAACCTTACCCAAGTCTTTAAGCGCGGGGAAAGACGTTCGCGCAAGATCGTTGTTGAATGAAACTGTGTATATGGGAGATTGGACTGATTTTCCCCCAATTATCTTTACACCTGTTTCCTTATCAAAATACCAGACTTCGTTAAACCACTTCATAACTTTCGGGATTGTGGCATTACGAAGGCTTACCTTGCGTCCCGCTACTTTATTATCGACATACTTATCCGTCCAATGAACCATGCAAATGACGTTACAAGGTAGAGCATTAAGAGCAAGCGTGATATCTTTGAAAGCCTTGTCTTCATAAGCAAACTCATCAAGACCAGGCAAATCAATGTTTCCAAACTTCTTATGCCAAGAAGCAGGGGCACCATCCTTACCTTTCAGAAGTCCTGTGAATTTAAAGGCATCATCCTGAAGAAGATCCGAAGCTGTTGTGAGGTCCTCAAAGATAACAGTTTTGTATCCTAGATTCGGACCTTTCATGAGAAGCATCTCAAGATCCTCATCCATAGCTGCAAAACCCTTCTTTGCATCGTAGAATGTGATATCAATGTCTTTGAGAAAAGGAGCATTCTTAACTATAGGATGACCCATTATTCCATAAACACGTTTTGTCAGCGCCATCCATTTAATCTTCTTTGGGGCAAATGCCGCAGCACATGATTTGCCGGAGCCAGACTCACCAACAAAAAGACTCATTATTCTATCTTCAGGCTTTAACTGGGATGCGAGAGGCATTATTCTCCTATGGACTCATCAATAGTAACAGATGAGATATCTATTCCGCCATATGTTTCAGGCTGTTTACTTTCAACCTCACTTACAGGTAATGTCTTTATAACATCATCAACGATTTTAGACACAAGAGGATCTGTAAGAATGATACCTTTTTTCGCCGTGCAATTATGGCAGTGGGGAATACGAAGACGGAGTGATTCTGTGGTTGTGAGATATAATTCCCCGCAATAAGGACACTTGAATCTTTTGTGCAAAAGGAATTCTTTACGCCGCGACCAATTACATTCCGGGTCCGCACACATAAAAACATCTTTTGTATCCCGAAGTTTAACTCTTCGGAGAATGTGAAAGTGTTTCATCGGGAATGCTCTCTATACTTACTTTAAAGATTTTTGCACTAATGACAGAATCATAATCTTCTGTATCTACAACGAATTTGTTGTATTCATTTATACTATATAATTCTTTCTTAGCCACTATATAATCTGAGCTAGCAAAAAGGTCTTCAGGTATTATATCTTCTTCAGTTTCTGCAACCACGTAGTAGATTTTCATCTCGTATATCCTTCTGTTGTTCTATCCCTTTCCACGAGATCCATATCGGGAGAGACCGAACATTTGCCTAGGTTATCTACAGGAAACTGGAAATTCTTAAGATATTCATGCTTCGAAGTGATAACCGTAGCAATTCCGTTTCTTACACGCACCCTAGATCCGTCGCGGGTATTCCAAATTCCCTCGAAGACAAGATCCTCTTTGTTTCCTTTATGAAAGAAAGGCACAGTTAAACCTCCGCAAGAGTTCTTCTAGGATAGTTACGTTCGGTAAGTTTTCCAGTTCTGCGATTAGTCTTGCAGCTTCTTGGGATAGTTGCGTAACTGGAAGATTCCTTGCTTCATTACACGTGAACTCTCTTACACCTTTTTGTGGATGAAGTGTAGAATGAGACATAAGTTCATCGATCACATTTAACGCAAGTGCATGTTCTTCAAGAAGGGTCATTGGATCTCCTTAAAAATTATAGTAAAGATTTTCCACGTTGGGTGAAATTCATCTCGATACTTCTTAATTCTTTCAAGTTCCGTATCGAAATGTGTTTTACCCCAATCAGAGTGAGACATGATGTCACATTCCTCTACGGCTATCATGTAGAACGTAGTCATCTCTGCATCTCCATTAAAAGCCACAGAGCAAATAGAAACGGAATCCATGCAATGACATCACGAATAAGTTTCATCGCTTTAACCATGTGCTCATTGCAAGCCAGAGTGTCACGAGTGCGATACAGCCTGCTATAAGTATATCCCAAGGCATTATCTGTCCTTTCTTAGCGTAGATTCCACATTAGAAAAAGTCCAATGATTATAGCAACGATGTAACTCAAACTGTTGTAGTCACCCTTATCATCCGTGAATAACAACTCAAAGACGTAAGAGAGTATAGTTAATACAAATGTGAAAAAGAAGATCAAGAGAAGAGTCATCTCAATCCCATGCCTTCCACGGCGTCGCTCTTTTTTCGAAATCCTGCGAAATCAACGCGGCTACCTTACGTGGATTCGCTTGGTGACAAAGCTCGTGATACATACAGGGTTGACAAGCATAAGGCTTACATTGTGAGCGATTCTTCGTATAGTAACTATGCCTATGAAGATTCGCTAGACGAAAGTAAGCATGAATTGTTTGCTCGTGCCATTCTGCAATTAACTCTTTGTGATGAGTGACAATAGTGCGGCGAAACGCTTCATCGGGAGACTTACCCGTCTGAAAACCGATGTAATTTATTAAGCCATTCGTCGTACCTAAAGCCCAGGAGTATCCTAGAAATTGATTACTGTCAGGATTTAGCTCTTCCTTGCGGGCCTCAGTCTTATGGTCAACCCAGAATTTTGCGGGATCATTCGGAAACTTTCCAATAAAATCGATTCTCCCCTCATATATGAAGAGATGATCCTTATCTTCATAGAGTATTTTAGAGAATCCTTTCTCTACAGCAATTGGCTGGATGTTTTCTTGCCTGTAGTATACAACATATTCGCTATATTTACGCCCGAGCAGCATAAAATCTTCGGCCTTTAATTTTCGGCAGGCCATTCGAAGATAACGCAAGCCTGCATTTGTACAGCCGTCAAAAAGCTTCTTGTGTATCTTAGCTTTGTAGAAAAGATACAAAAGATTATGCATGTGTGTGCCGCGCCGTTGGCTAAAGTTCACATCTTTAGGGAGAATGCCTAGAATTGTGGCAAAGTAATGCTCCTGTTCACACCGCATAACCTGCGAAAGCGTGTGAGAGTCGAGAATAAGTGTAAGACGACTCATGGATTATCCTGCAAGTGCGCGTAAAATGATACGTCTACGGTATCGGCGAAAAAGCCAGAGAAGGTGTTTTATCATAGATTCTCCAGAGTCAATGTTGCTTTTACAGGTTGGTAATCACTAACTACAGTATCGGAATTAGTCCAGGTGCATGATGGATCTCTTAAATTAATAACAACTTCGTAGGCTTTGAGAAAGACACTAGCACACCCACCTATAAAGCCTTTAAAAACCTGGCCCATGGGAATATCTTTTATCATTCTTGCATCTTTAATCTTTGTACTATCGATAATTTTCATTTCTCCTCCATCATTTCTTTTAGCATTGCTTCTTGAGCAAGCTGGGTACCTTTCAGAAATCCGAACATATAGCCGAGCATCAAGCAGTAGCGGTATATTTCAACAGGGTTTGCTGAAGCTATGGCTATTAGTTGTGCCATTTTGTAATTGTACGAAAGCCATTCGGATTCCTCTAGTACGGTAAACATCATATCACAATACTTCAGAGCCTCTGGTGTAGGCTGTAGTTCATCTGTGTCAATCTGTTCTTTTGTTGGGAGAGTCATCTCGTCCACCTTGCAGACGCTTTTGGTAGCTGGTCAACTGTTAATACACGTACAATACCTATAACATTTGCGTTTGGTGCATAGCCGAGACTTTTCAATTTATCCTTAATCACATCTTTAGTTTCGGCTTCAACGAAGTAGCTTTCATCACAGTCTTCCGTGGTTAATGTTACGTAGAAGAGATTCATTATAGTTCCTCCGGATTTTTCGGGATGCTACCTTGTAAGAGCCTTGAAAAAGAAAAATGCCCACTACCGTCTGAGCCTGAACCTAGAAAGGATATTCCTGGATTCTTACAACACAGCTTAAGGATTTCGTCCTTTGTCACAGTGTCAGGGATAGAATCAATTTGGACTACTGAAGTACGTTTTCGTCCTTTATCTGTGACTCTTATCCCCAGGTTTGCTTGTGGATGTGCCAGTAGGTAACAGACAGATCGTTTATCGCCGTCATAGATAGTTTTAAGCTTTAGTGTATACATGGTTTATCCCATCACCTTCATTCTCGCATTTACGACTTCACGTGCGAGTTCGTAGATTGCATGGTAGTCAGTTTCGAAATTCCAATTCAGTGTAGAACTACAGACCTTTGACTTTAGTTGCTTCATCTTAGAGAAAAACTCGTCAATCGTCCCTACAGCGAGTAAATAATCCCCTTGAATCGGCACAATATCTGTAGATATATTGCATTTGGGACACCTATAATAAGGTACGCCGTCCTCTGGTGTGACTTTAACATATGGTGTCCCACATTCACACTTGATTGGACGTTGGAATCTGCCGCAGAATTGATCTTCTTTAGCTTGATTCCACTGTGATTCTACAACAATGAAATTAGCACAGAACTGAAAATTACGTCCCTCGCCTACGGCTAGAGTGTTTACGATAGCAAGTCTGCTTTTTGTACGGAAGAGATTCTCTTTCTTTTGTTTCTCCACCGCGGAATCTGCACCACTTATCATAACAGGCTCATATTTTTCGAGCAATTTCCCTAACCACATGGCTACATCTTTATGGTGAATTCCGATGCAGAGCTTTGATGATTCGGGTGTCGTATCTAAGAATTCCTGTGCATACTCGAATGCTGCTTGTACTTTCGCCATACCTGTAATATGGCGTAGTTTTGACAGCATAGCAAGTATGTCCATGAACGATGCACGCATTGCAAAATCGTCTTTGACACGATCCAGCATAGCATCTAATTCATCGAGAGCCTTATTGTAAGCGTTCGCAAATGCACGATCAAAGGATGAAATGATTTGCTCATTTATGCGCATCGGAGGCAAGTCCTTCAACACGTCCTTTTTCTCACGGCGAATCACATACTTTGAAGTCATTTCAAAGAATTCATCACGTTGATATCGTTTCAAGCCCAGATAACGCTTCGTCTCATAATCGTAGTCAATCCATCTATCGATGAATCGCTTACGAGAGGGGAAATGTTCTGGACGAATAAGATTCAACGTAGGAAAGTACTCAAGAGCGTTATTTAAAATCGGGGTGCCGGATAAACAAACACGATAGGGAATATGGCCTGTGACTTCATTGAGAGAGGATGTACGTTTGGAATTAGTGTTCTTAAAGTTGTGTGACTCATCGATAACGAGTAGCTGAAATGGCGTCTGCTGAATCCATTCTTTGATTTTTAACTTTGAGAGCAGATCCATTGACAAGACATATACTTTAAATCCGGGAAGTGGAGTACATGTACCATCCATCACAGGAATGGGAAATAGATCAGTACGCCCTTTTGTTACGGGATTATCCTCTAAAACCCACTTCATATGTTCGCGCATCCAGTTAAAAATCAAAGATGCCTTACAAACATAGAGCACTGGTAGAACTTTGTCCAAATTATAGCGGACAATCCCTAAGGCTTGAATTGTCTTCCCTAAGCCCATTTCGTCAGCGATGAGTGCTTTAAAATTGCTCTTTTCAATAAATTCAATTCCTGTACGTTGATAAGGGAAGAAGTCCAGCCATTTCGCATCACGGCTCTGCGGTGTGAATGCGATTAGCTTTTCAAGGATTGTGTGGCCACATTTCAGAGTAAGCCGTATCTTCTTCAGCTTATCGTATTGCTTTTCGCTGACAACTTCAGCGACTTTCTTACAATGTGGACACTTTGATGTGGCACGCATGGGAGTCTACTTTTTCAGCCCCTTTGCTTTCTCATACGTTGCAATCGCATCTTTTTCGCTCATTCCACACTTCACAAGACTTTCAATCATAGCAGCACGTTTGCGTTCTTCCACAGCTAACGTTTTATCTCTTGGCGCATGTTTCTTCTGCTTCTCAATCTCACGCGTAGCCTTTTCGCGCGTTCGCTCACGTTTCGTAGACCGCTTTACAAGCGCGGCTTCTTCCTCACGCGAGTGTCGCCGGATTTCGAGGGCATTTTTTAGGAGAAAGTACTCTTTTTCGCGCGCTTTTGCAAATGCACTCAGCTCATCGTCAGACATGCGATGTACAAGCGGGGCTATGTGCGAGTCCTCATAATCTGCACATTTGTCTGGATTCGTGATAAAGATAAGCTGCAAACGTCGTTTTACTGCATTGATGTACAGATCAGAGACAATTGATGGTACAACTACTCTACCTTCGACAAGCACACGTAGCTTTTCCGCTTCTTCGATCTGCCGCTCACGTTCGACCGCGATTAACGATGCGTTGCAGTCATCACAAAGCCAGAATCCAAGATAGTACCTGCTTGCAACTTGCTCTTCGCAATGTTCGCACTTGCGTTTTAATTCTGACACTCAGGTCTCCTAATTGGAGTGACGTTATTTGAGGATTCCTCTATGAACGCAGCACTGTCATCTTCTTCCGCACCCTCTAGGAAAAACACAGGCGTCCCTGGCGGCACTATGTTACTGTCAACCGTGAGCGCATACGACACACAGTCCAGATACTCCGGGTGATTGTTGTGCATCGGTACCTTAAATGGCACTAAAACATCGAGGAGCGTATCAGGGACATCATCCAATACAAGGCGCAGCTCTCTAAATGTCATTGCGGAGCACCTCCGTGCGTAAAGTGGAGTAAACAAAGGACATTGCTGTAACCCCATGAATCTTAACGTGGTTACAGCGTGACATGAGCTATACTACCATGCCATTCCAGGCAAAACAAGCATTTTTAAGTGCTTACTTTTCACACACTTACGACTCACTCCTCACACACTTTTGACTCGGTTTTGACATACTTTTTGCTTGCAACATGTTGATTCTACAACACTTGTGCTCGCACCCCTCTCCCTCTACATCCCCTCCCCCATGGGCTACATCCCCCTTGCACATTAATTACGGTTAATCCTTTCCGGAGGTCCTTGCGGGGTGTGTAATTTCTGCACACAGTGTTGCATTTTGCAACAGTCTTATACTCTTAGTATTATATATAAAATATATTTATATAGGATACTGAGGAATCTAAAGCACTGAAAATAAAGGACTTAACCCCAAAATCGCGTAAGTCCTTTATTCTCTCCACTTTACGAGGTGTGAAACCCATAACTCACTGATCCTAACGGAGTTACGCGTAAAATGCGCAAAATTGTGCAAGGGGGGTGTCGGGTATGGGGGGAGGGGTATATGGAGGATGGGGTAGGATCAGAAATCCTCGTAAATGATTGTAGATCAGCTACTTATGCGCGGGGAGTATTGTCAAAAGTGTGTCAAAAGTATGTCAAGACCGTAGTCTAACCATATGAAAAGGAAGCACTTTAAAACGCACTTTGTCGCACAAAGCACTACTCGAAACCGACTGTTTGCGGCGCGACGCGATATAAATGATGTTGATCTCACGGCATCGCTCAGCCGGGACATTGCTGAGCATTAGCTCACGTCAGTGCTGTCGCCAGACCTCAGGTGATATCATTGATCCTCCCGAGAGACTCGATCTCTCCTAGGTCATCCTACAGATTGGGTGATATGACCCAAAATTGGGGCAAATAACCCAATGCTTAACGTAAGATTTTTCTTGACAAATTTGGGCCTATCGTGATAATCTCGTATCGTCATGGCACGCACACAACGATCAATCGTAGATGTGATGCGTGACTATAGGCGTGGAGACTCCAATATGTTATTGATTACGAAGAAAGTTACGAAGAAAGTCCAGCACCCGAATCCGCCCGACCCGAAACAGCCATTGGTTAAGAGGGAATGCACTCTCAAATTCAATGCGGTCGATCCGAAGTCTGAAGACTGGATTGAAGATGCTGTCGCAATTTGTGGTGGATCATCCAATCTTGCAGCTTGTGTTTTTAACTATGGCTTGGCCGCATGGTTGAGACAGCAAGAAACCAACAAGCTTGGTAAGGTTGGTGAGCTTTCCAAATCGTTTGCCAAAGCGATTGCAGGATTTACCGGTATGGGTTTGTCGCCAGAGCAAGCTCGCACGATGATCTTGAGCAATCCGGATTTGGCGATCAAGCTCACCAATGAAACGTTTGAGCAGTTTGTCGATACGACTGTTGACGATTTCGCTGCGTACCAGACGGATACTAATGAGCAGGGCGTTCAAACATCCCGCTTCCCGGATGTAACCCGGGTCGGCTCCGACGATTCAGACGAGTCTGACGAGTCGGATAAGTAGACGGTAGGCCAAGGATTTTATAGAGCGGAGATTATTTTCAAGTCTCCGCTTTCTTTTTGTCTGTATCTCAACATGTACTCATACTCACATAATTTACACATCATAGCAGCATAGTACATATATACTAGCATGTATAGTACACATAGCATGTATAGTTCATAAGTAACAGTACACCCATGACTACTAGTACGGCTAGTACATTAGTTTTAGTACGTATAGTACACTAACCCTAACCGTACACCGGTACACCCCAAAACATGGGGTAAAGTGTAAGATAGTGTACTAGCTACCAGTCCCACGAACATGTTCTCTGTTTTGTAATTTTTTCTAAAAATTATGATAAAAGTAGTGCATTATAAATTAGGATTTTATTTCCGCATGCGAGGCGAAGCCGTGGGGCAAGGTGACCCCAAATGCTTGACTGCAAAGCAGATTGAGTGGTTGACAGCCCGTGTGTTCTATAATAAGATGAAGGGTCAAAGCGCGTGGGCAAGAGTGCGGTGTGCGGCGTGATTAAAGGGTGGGCGGAACGTTAACCCACCCTCTTATTTAACTAAGGTGCAAACAAGTGACCAGCTTTTACAGACACTGCTTACGAATCGACTTGTTGATATTGGTACTATAATCGTTTCGATCACAGTCATCATAACTACGACGCGGAATACAGTGAAGGCACTTAAGGAAAATGTTGATAAACTTACTATCCTAATAGAAAATCAATGCAAAACTGTAAATCATCATGATACAGAAATCGCCAAAATCCAAGAACGATGCAAACTCCTTAATGACTGTGGAAGAAATTGCGCTTAAAAGAGTGGAGGATTCACCTTTACACAAGGTGTTAAAAGACTATGCCCGTGATAAGAGCATTAGATCCAAATCTAACAGTAAATGAAAAGGCTTTAGCCCGTGTCACGGAAAAGTTACCAGCAAAGTCGATTGAAGAGTCTCTGGACCAATACAATGCTGGTATTACCGATGTCGCACGTGTAGTAGGTGATGTATTGAATTTCGGCGCAAATGAGTCAACGAAATTACGTGCGGCGCAACTTGCTATTGAGTTCCGTAATTTAGGGGCAAAGAAGAACGATAATCGAATCGTGTTTAATCTTTTAGGGAATAATATCACACTGAATAATTTGATTGTACAAGAATAAAATGTCTACCACACAAACACCACCTAAAGCATCGCCAAGTGTCGATCATTTATTTATCCTTTCTGTAAAAGAAGGAAATTATGTTAACACATACAACATAATTGCAGAAGATTTGCAAGCCGCAGTCCTTATGGGCAAGAAATATTGTGAAAATCTCGGACAGCGCAGACGTTTTATTCATGTCCGCCCATTTACGACAGATCTCGAAAGAAAAGTCGTGGAAGATGCGAAAAACACTTAGAATTCTATCCTCCCTTCTCTTCCTTGCTTCGCTTGCGCCCGCCCAAACTAAACTCTCTTTTCCACAATTACCTTCTTTACCAGTATCGAGTATCTGGTATGCAAGTGAAACGGGTAAACTTGTTCCTCTTAAACTTGGTCCATTTATCTCTGTGGCCAAAGGGAGTGATGGAACATATACTTTGAACATTACTGTTACACTATCTACAGTCCCGCGTACATTTACCTTCTTTGCAACGTCAGGTCAACGTATCTTTACACTTCCGAACGATGCAGATCTCTCGAAAGCAATTGTGTTTCGTAATGGAATCCTACAAAATATGGAGTCAGGTGTTTTAACTCTCCCTGATTATTCTGTAAGTAACTCAACACATCAAATTACATTCACAGATGGTGTAGCTATCCAACCAGATGATATCATAAAGGTAATCATATGAAAGTTGGAAAACTAGGATTGAAGATGTCGAACGGTTCAATTCGCCAGTTTAAATCCGCGGCTGCACGAGCGGCTTTTGAGAAATATGCACAAGCGGTAAAACACGGATGGAAACCTCGTGGAAAGTAAACTCTCACGGAAGCAAGTTCAAGCGTGGAATAATTTTGTATGTGCTCTACGTTATCATGGCTTCTCTGCTTATTGTGATCTTCAAGATACACGTAATGTCATAAAAGAAGACCGTGTGAAACTTGTGTGTTGTGAAGGATTTGAGAATCTATTAAATGGGAAATGCAATTTTAAGAAAGATGAGTTATTCCTAAAATCTGAACACATAGGCGCGTTTGCATCGTACCGTGAAGATATTGAGACCTGGGCATTACAGATTTGTCTTATTCGTGAAAGAGATTACAATGCAATCGACGTTGATTGTGACCGGGGAAGACCATTTTGGAGTCTTAAGGGATGGTTAATTCACGGTTGTGAGGTTGTTTGGCATAAACTCACAGGAAAAAAGACAAATCCATTCGATGTGAGGAATGCGTGGAATAAACGGGGATATGGAATTCCACTCGTTAATGAATATGCTGCAACTCGTTAGATCGGCATCAAAAATTGTCTTTATCATGCTTTCATTTACAGCTTGTCTAGGTTTATTCTATGGTAAGATTTCAGAAGCGAACTTCATGATCTTAGCTGTTAGTGCATTTGCATTCTATTTCAGTAAAAAAGGTGATACAACACTACTCTCTGGGGGAAAATGAATGATTCCCGAAATTTATCTTGCTGCATATACAGAAACGCTTAAACTCATAAACCTTATTCTTGAAGGTACACCTATCGAACAACGTAAGGCGAACTCAATAATCTGGTTTAACATTACATGGCCTGTATTCAAGGGTGCATTTCCAAAGGAAGTTCAAGAACAGGTAGATGGGGTTATGAAAGGGGTTAAATAATGGGTGAAGCACTTACTTCGCGCGAACTCTTTAAGTCCTATGGAACAAGTCGGGATCTTCCTCTTGGGCATACTTATTATGGAATAGAATATAATCCAAAAAAACCTGAAAAGAATTGGTTTGACACTTATCTTCAAGAACATCCCGATTTTATTGGCAAGGTTCAACTGATAAGTCCTCAAGGTAGAGTTGTTCTTGTAACCTATGGAAAGACTTTTGTAGAATACCCCTATGGAATTGAATGGGTTGAGGGACAGATTATCCCCGGACGTTTAATCCTTACGCGTGAAGATGCAGTTCTCTTTAACATCGTGGCAACCATAGAAGGCAAGGGTGTTACTCCATCAGACATTCCACCATTTCGTGATATACCTTGGGATCGACCCTTAGAATCCAACGAAGTTATTTCAAGTAAGGGTCCAATGGCTTTCCCGATGATTTATTCGGTAGATGAATTAGTGACACCTGAAGTTAAACAGAATGATACTTTAGCACGAATCGAAGCTAAACTCGATCAACTTCTTGCACGATAATGGGTATTGAGTTAAATTTCGAGTTCCGTAGTGATTTTCAAGAGAAAATCTTTACCTCGACCTATCGTCATATCGCAGGATCAGGTGGATATGGTAACGGTAAAACATGGGCCTTTTCAATGCGGTCCTTGCTTTTCCTTTGCACATATTCAAACTATCGTATGGTAATAGGTCGACAAAAATCTACGGATCTTGCTAAAACAACTCGAACAACATTCTTTAATGTGTGTCCCCCGGAGTTATATAATGAGGCTAAAGGTGGGAAGCGTGCAGATTCACTAAACTATCTTAGACTCATCAATGGTTCAGAAGTCCTGTGGATGCACTTTGACCAGTTCGATGAAGGAACGGTACGTGGACTTGAGATTAACTCTGCATTTTTAGACCAAGCAGAAGAAATGGACGAGAATGTATATCTCCACCTAGATAATCGTATTGGGCGCTGGCCTAAAGCTATCGTTCCTTCTAATCTCTTAGAACAAAATCCAAACTGGCCTATTCATCCCGGTTCAAAAGAACCCCGAGTTCCAGCGTGGATGGGAATTGGTTGTAATCCTGATGTTAAAACACACTGGATCTATAAACGTTATCATCCAGAATCCTATGATTGGCAATCAAAATATCGTCAACGGTATGTAATGTATGAAGCTGAAACTGATCCTACTTTACTTGACCCTGAAACATACTCTGAGGCTCTATCACGTGATCCAGCTTGGATTGAACGCTTCCTCAGGGGCAAATGGGGAATCGCCGAAGGTACAATCCATAGAGTTCTTGAAGATAGTAAGATATATATTGGCGAAAGACAAGATTCAAATGACCGAAGACATTATATCTCACGCGAATTCTTCGAAACTCTTAAAAAGAAATCCGCTCTTTATCGCATCTTAGATCATGGTGAAAATGCTCCAACATGCTGTGCATGGGTTGCAGCGTATCGTGGAATGCATTTCTTTTTCCGCGAATACTATGTTCCTAATGCTTTAGTCTCAGAACATCGTCGTAACATCACTGATCTTTCGGAAGGTGAACAATATCAAGGAAATTATGGTGATCCATCGATGCATAACAAAACCTCTCAAAAATACGGGGGGAGATGGTCAACTGCTGATGAATATCTTGATATGACGACAACGGATGCCCCGCCGATTTATTGGCAGCCCGCAGATAACAATGAGTTTGGAAATAGGAATCGTATTAATGAATTCCTTCGTGTTGACAAGAATGCATTTCATCCTGTAACGAATCATTTGGGTTCCCCTAGGTTGTTCTTCATCATGAAGAATGAGGAATATCCTAATGGATGCCATCATATTCCTTTACAGACGGAATCGCAGAAGAGGGTACAAATAGGTACTGATAACGGTACACCAGTTTTCTCAGACGACAGAGATGAAAAGATTGTAGATCACGGTTATGATACTGTAAGATACTACTTCAGTATTCATACCGCAGGCGCACAAGACCGTAAACCTATATGTCCTGAGAGTTCTTTTGAAGCCTATCGGAAGAAAGCAATCTTAGCTAATCGCAGGGTTACTATGGAAGATTTAGGATTCTATGCCTGAAGAACTTGCTGTAAAGAATAAACTCGAACAGTTAAAGATTGCTACAGATTACCATAAGAAATGGTGGGATCGCTTCAGATGTGCAGAGAATATCAAATACTATGAAGGAGCACAATGGGCTGGTTACGCAACTTACTTTCCCGCAGCATATCGACCCGTTGTTGTGAATCTCGTTTTTTCTACAATCGAGGTTCAGTTACCATCGCTCCTCTTTACAGAACCCGTATTTACTGTAAGTCCCAAGAAAACTGCTGGAGATGTAGAATCAATATCTCGCCGGACACAATTGCAAGAGGCCGCATTAAATACATTCGTCACAGATCAAGACAGTCTATTTGCAGAAGAAATCGAAGATGCCATTATTGATTCGTACTTCGCCTTTGGGCTGATTGAAGTAGGATTTGATTCTAACTACATTATCAATCCGAATGCTGGTAAACCCTATCTCAAAAAAGATGGGACTACAATTGTCGATCTTGCTTCAGGAAATCCTCTTGTACAACCCACGGAGATCCCAGAGTATGAACAATTATATGTAAAACGTATCCATCCTGCACAATTTCGTGTAGGTGGAATGGATTCAAAATATCTCTCACGTTGTAATTGGGTAGCTTACTATGAATACGTTGATCTAAGAGACATCAAAGGTAATAAGGCACTTAAGAATACAGATGAGATTGTTTACGCGGGCGCAAGGACTACAGAGTTTGATAATCCCTTTGAAGATAGGTCAGGTGAATTAGATAAGCTGTATGAAACAGGGGATGTGATTAAACTCTGGCATTATTGGGATATTCGGCGTAAGGAGTTCTCACTCTTTTCTGATGTCGTCAACAAAGATTTCTATAAGGCAGGATTTGACCAATTACCTATATTTGATCTTAAGTATCATAATCGTAGGCGTGGATTTTACCCGGTTCCTCCTGTATCACAGTGGTTACCATCGCAAGATGACCTTAATGAGACAAATGAACAAATAAGAGTTCATCGTCGGCGGAGTTCCAGAAAGTACCTACTTCGTAAAGGTGCACTGGAACGTGATCGGATGAACAATTTAATGTGGGGACCTGATGGTACATTTGAGGAAACTGAACAAGATCCACAGACTTGTGTAGCTGCTGTACCATTAGCTAATCTTGATGCTTCAGTTACGCAATCTTTAATCCTTTCTAAAGATAACTTCAATGTAGTTTCGGGTACGCGTAGTGAGGCAAGGGGACAAGCAGATCGTACAACAGCAACACAGGCTACAATTGCAGATCAAAGGTCACAGATCCGTGAAACAAGACCTAAGATGAAGGTTGCGAAATGGCTTAACAGGATTGCCCGGGCCATTATGCAGCGACAGCAACAGTTGACTCTACCATTTTGGGTCGAGGTTAATAATACTGCACAGGAAGTTCTTATGGGCAATGTGCAGGAAACACAAAAGATTCAAGAAGAGATCACAGGAATGGATATTGATGGACTCGACTTTGAAGTAAATATCAAAGTGGGTTCAATGTCTCCTGTAGACAACGAGGATCAAAAGAATCGATTTCTCGAATTCATGGCAATCATTAATAACTATCCTCAAATTGCACTCTCCCCGACTTTAATCCGGGAAACCGCAGAGAGAGTTGGTTATACTACGAATGAGAAAGTATTGCGAGAATTGCAGGATATGGCACTGCTGTCTCAGGTTGCTGCACGGGATCAAATGAATGCTATGGCACAAAGAGGAACTGCTAAGGTTACTCCAAATGCTAATGAGCAAATTAACAATCAATTACAGAATCAAGTAGGGTTACCTACAGCATAAAGGATATTAT